GACGAGGCGACCTTGCGTGTTATCATCCGGGAAACCGTGAGCGGCGACTTGCAAGACAGCAACTCCCCCATCGCCAAATCCCGCCGAGCTACTCGCGGGCAAGCAGGATACTAAACGATGAGCAACTACAGATTCCCGGCATCACTCAAGCCGATTGTCAGCAAGGGCTACTCGTACCAGCGCGGGGGCAACGTCTACCGCAGCGAAGTTACGGGCGGCCTGCCGCGTCAAGGGCGTGATACATTTTTCGACACGGTGCCGTTTAACGTGACGCTCGTCACGTCCGCGCTCGGCAATCAGACGTTTCAACTGTTCTTGAACAAAATCAGCGGCGGGGCCGACTCGTTCGTGATGGCGCTCGATAGCGGCCTGGGGATGAAAGACCATCAGTGTCAGATAAACAGCGCCATCAACATCGACACCAGCGACGGCATCAACTGGACTATTGCTTTCTCGCTGCTGGCTGAGCGCACAGATATTCAGGAGGACATTTGCTTGACCGCCAATCTGCCGGATTTGTTCGGCTGCTATGGCGATGGGTTGAACCGCTTCCTTGAAGCCTACGCCACGGCGCAAACGTCTTTCCCCCGGATTTGGAATCCTGACGCATGAGCGAGCAATCCGTAATCGAAGCGTACAAGCGCAAGCTGGCATCCAATCCCGACGGCCAGCTTGACTTCGACACCGTGGAAATCACACACCCGCTTTTCTCCAAGCGTTATCTTCTCGTCGTCGGAACGTCACCACTCACGGCAACGCTTGAGACGGGCGAAACCGTGACGTTTGAGCCAACGCCAATGGAAGTCGTCGAGGGCGGCAACAACAACGACACCGACCAACAGGCCAGCTTCACGTTGCCGGATGTCGGCAACCTGCTGGACGATGAGATGTCGCGCCTCCCTATGTCGAACGAAGAGGCCCCGGTGTTCACGTTCCGCAGTTTCGTCAGCACTGACCTGAGTTACCCGGCGCGGGGGCCAGTGACTTACGATTTGCAGACGCTGACGCAGAGCAAGGGGGTGTTCACCGCCGACGTTGGGGCGCCGCGCCTGAACGAGCGCCAGACCGGAATCCTGATGACGCCCGAGGAAATCCCTCTGCTGCGTGGTATTCTCGCCGGATGAACCTCAACGACTACACCGGGCGGCGATACGACTTCCGCCGTTACAACTGCTGGCATCACGTCCGGCAGGTTCGGGCTGACGCGGGCATTGACACCCCGGCTTTCGACGTGGCGACCCCCTCCGGGGCTGATGCGATGTTTGCCGAGGGGTTCCGTGACAGTCGCGGGCTGGTGCGCGTCTACGAACCGCAGGACTTCGACGCCGTGCTGATGGGCGAAAGACACGGCAGCCGTATCTTGTGGCACTCCGGCGTCTACTACAGCGGCTATGTGAGCCACTGTGAACTGGCGGCACGGCAGGTTAAACTTGAGGCATTGGCCGACATCCGCGCCAGCTTTCAGGAGATCCAGTTTTGGCGATAACCGTTCACCTCACCCGCAACGAGAGCGGCAGCTTCGACCGCGCTGCGCACGAAATGGCCCCCATGGCCTTCGTCGTCGCCCACATCCCGGACGGGACGCCGTTCAAAATCTACATCGACGAAATCGGCGACGACACCGATGTGACCGAGGACTTCGACGCACTGCAACAGGACGCGACGTTCTACGTCATCGAGTCCCCCGGCGGTGGCGTGGTGAAAGGGGTTTTCAGCCTCGTCGGCAAGGTATTAAGCCCCATCCTCAAGCTGTTCACGCCGTCCACGCAGGCCGCCGCCGCACCTAACCAGCAGGGGGCCAGCCCGAACAACAGCCTGACCGACCGCACCAACAAATCGCGGCCCTACCAGCGGACATATGACATTTGCGGCACTGTGCAGTGCATCCCCAACGATTTGATGACCGTTTATCGTAAATACGACACCAACGGCAACGTCATCGAGTTCGGGTACTACGACGTCGGGCGCGGGCCGCTCGATACCCCCGCATCAGGCATCACAGATGGGGACACCCGTCTGAGTGAAATCACCGGGTCGTCTGCTGCCGTGTACGGGCCTTTCACGTCGCCGAATAGCGGTGCGCCGCAGACGATGGTCGGCGACCCCATCACTGAGGGGCTTTACGTAACGGCCTCGTCCAATGAGGTAGACGGCGCGGAGCTGAAAGCGGCCAATGACTTGGCAGCCAACATCGGCGACGTGGCGACGGTATCCCGCGTCGGTAATGTGGCAACCATTGTTGACCCGACAGGGGATTCGCGGTTTAACGACTACATGAAAGTCGGCGATGCCATCGAGCTGATACAGATAGTGGCCGCTGGGCAGAATCTGAGTGGCATTTACACAGTGACGGCTATCAGCGCGGTCGATGTCTCGTTTACTGTTGACGACTCAATCCCGACGCCGCCCGCTACTAATCCGTGGACCTCTATTACTTCAACGCCATCCGCGATAACGCCGAACGATAACGCAACCACGGGGCCTTATAACAAAGTGGCGGTGTCGTGGTCGAACTGGTTCACCATGGACAAGATAAAGGCGACCCGAGTTTTGGCGAACTTCGGCGCACAAAGCGGGATGTACAAGGACGACGGCAACAAAAAGAGCAGCGCGTCTGTAACCATCAGGCTGGAGTACCAGGCGCTCGACGTGAACGGCTCGCCTATCGGCCCTGTCTACTCCGCAGACGGCACCGTGTCTGGCCGCTCCAGTGACCAGACCGGCGTTTCGATTGTCGGTGCGCTGCCGACGCCCTCTACGTTCCGCGCTCGGGCGCGTCGAGTCACGGACAAAGACCTCGATTTCGAGGGGCAGGTTGTTGACGACGTATCGTTTGACAACCTCTACGCGCAAATCCCGGACACGACACCGAACTATGGCAACCGGACGACCGTTCACACGGCTCGGCGGCAGACCCCAAGGGCGACGTCCATCAAGGCTCCGAAGCTGGCGCTCATCGTCACCGAGCGGATTTACAAGTATCTGGGCGGCGGCGTGTTCGACACCGTACTGACGAACAACACTCAGGCTGTGCAGTCGCTCATCCGGCTGCTTCGCGATCCCGTGTGTGGGGGACTCAACCTGACCGCGGGCAACATGGATAAGCTATTGGCCGTGCAGGCCGAGGTCGAAGCCTATTTCGGCAGCGCACAGGCGGGGCAATTCTGCTACACGTTCGATTCATTCGACGTGACGATGCAGGACATCATCAACACCGTGGCGGAGGCGATATTCTGCCGTGCGTACCGGGAGGGCTCGTCAATCCTGTTGGACTTCGACCGCCCGCGCATTGGGCCGGAGATGGTGTTCACCCACCGCAGCAAAGCGCCGGGGGAGAAGTGGACGAGGGCTTTCAACACCCGCGACCGGTACGACTCGCTGAAATTCAGCTACATCGACCCGGCCACCAATGAAATTCAGCTACATCGACCCGGCCACCAACACGAAGGAAACGATCACCATCCCCGCCGATGGCGGCCTGAAAACCGAGACATACGACTCGAAGGGCATCCGCAACTACAAACAGGCGTATTGGGCGGCATATCGCCGCTATCAGCGCAACTTGTTGAATCGGGTGTCCGTCGAGTTCGCGGCATTGGAGGAAGGCGTATTCGCCCGCCCGGGCCGCGCAATCAGCGTCGTGAAGGGCTCGCGCGTATCGCCGTTTGACGGCTACGTGGTCGCCGTAGATGGGCTTACGGTGGTGCTCTCGCAGAGCGTCGAGTTCACGCCGGGCCAAGATCACTCGCTGGTGCTCAAGCGCCGCGACGGCTCCGTGCAGAGCGTCGCCGTGACGCAGGGGCCGAACAGCCGCACTGTGATAATGACTTCTGCGCCGCAAGAGGCGATCTATACCGGGAACGAGGCATTGAAGACCGAGTTTTCATTCGGCAGCGAGGACAGGCATAATGCTCAGATGATGGTCGTTTCGACAGTTGAGCCGGGTTCCGACCGCACGGTGCGGATTACAGGGTACAATTACACCGACGACTATTACGTATACGACGGCGTTAATCCGTTTGGACGCGCCTTCGGTTCTGGATTTAGTAACGGGTTCTCATAGGGGGTTTTATGGCTTGCGGCGACGTGCTGTCACTGGAAGATTTGCAGACGGCGAAGAAGCATCAGATTTTCGAGGCAGAGGTCATCACCGGCAGGGCGGGCGGCGTCGCAGGCGGGGCTGACATTGATTACGCCACGAACCAGGTAACGGGCCAAACACAGAAAACACTACCTGCTGTACTACGTGACGCGGGTTTCTCCCCAGCTTCATTTGATTTTTCCACCGGCGGGGCCCTCGGTGTAAATGACCGCGATAAAGCTGTTTTGTGGCCGATTTCTGGCGGCGACGGAAATTATTACGTATGGAAAGGGGTGCTGCCTAAGACAATTCCAGCGGCGTCTTCTCCCGGTTCCTCCGGGGGCGTTAGCTCGTCTGCATGGGCCGCCGTTAGTGAAGCCGCTCTGCGTTCAGACCTAGCAAATAACACCGACGTCGGCAAAGGGGACGCCCTCGTCGCTGTGCGGCAGCCATTCACCGACGCGGTTGCGCGCACCCAACACTCAAAGAATACGGACTTGGTTAGCGTTAAAGATTTTGGCGCTGTAGGTGACGGTGTGGCCGATGACACCGCAGCGATACAGGCGGCAATTAACGCACTAACCCCGGCTGGAGGTCGCCTATATCTACCTAAAGGCGCATATAAAATTACCGCCGAGCTATCTATAACCAATATCCCTATCGAAATTTTTGGAGATGGAATGTACGCCACGCGTATTGAGCAGGTTACGGCCAATACCAACGGCATCCATTTTGTTAGCAACACCACCAACAATGCCCCTAGTACCGACAATCTGTTAATTAACTGTTTGCATATTCATGATATTTCCGTTAACCGCGGCCTGAATTCTGGTGGAATAGCTGTTCTCGCATCCTGGGGAATCATGACTAGTAACTCCCCTCAAGCTATTTTCGAAAGATTCCGCGTTTATGCCAAAACGGATGCCGGTAGGACGTGGGCTGGCGGCGTAGATTTAAGGAACTGTAATGGTCTGCGAATAAACACTATGCAAGTAATCGGCAACGTACTCGAAACCCCACTGACCGCCGCCGACCCTTATACTCTCCGTTATGGTATCCGTTTATCTAACGATAGCGCGGATTCTCTAGGTTTGATTAGTTTCTTCGTAGATAAATTAACCGTACTTGCTGCCGGTATTGGTGTTAGTGTTTTTGGTTGGCATGAAGGTTTTGAGATTGTAAACAGTGAGCTTGTGCAGGTAGCAATCGGCATTCAGGTACTTGGCAATGCCGTGCATAAAAATCCTGATTTCTTTTACCTGAACTCCCATATTGAGGCCAGGGTTAAATGCGTAAGTATGTCCAACGTATTTAAAGCAAAGTTCACGGCCTGCGACCTCTTCCATAGTTCAGCAGTAGGATACGCGGGTTCGGTAATCGAGTTAAACGGTTGTGATGCGTTTTCATGTACCGGCACTGCGGTATCAATGCAAAGTGGTACTGCAACCTACGTGGTGTCTGGTATTACTTCCAGCACTTCATACCACGGGAATGTAAGCGGGTGTACATTCTTAGGTCTTAATAATGGTATAGATATAAACGCGGATTCATGGAATGTCGGAAATAACGTATTTTATCAGGTTACTAACCCAATTCGGTTGTATGGTAATCTCCACACACTCGGTGTGAATAAATACACATCATGTCCTAATGGTGTTACTTACGTTGGCTCCGGTCACCAGATTACGCCTATCACCTACGCGGCATCTTATGTGCTAAATGTGACTACTGCGGGGGTACAGCAGGGGTTCACGGTGCCAATCCCTGCTGGTGTGTTTAGGGGAAAACCTGAAGTAGTCCATGTAACACCAATTAGTGGTAGTACAACGCTTCTATTTTCATGTCTATATAATTACGCGTCAGCAAGCACCACATCAACTGGCGTTAAGATAGAAGTAACAGGGTCGGCTAGTATACCGGTTGGCACTTACATTTTCGGAATAACAGCATCATCAAGACAGTAGAACTTTGGCCCCTCACGGGGCCTTTTCTTCTTGCTGGTTCTTTAGAATAAAATCCAGTTGCGAGTTAGTCGCGTCTCGTCTTTTAGTTACGTAATTAAGATGACCATTACATACGCCCAGCGACTCGGCATCGGCGTGTATTCCGTCATTTTCTGGGTAATTGAACTCCTGGGGCCCTCCGCTCTCCATCTGCAACCATTATCAACCTCTCTTCTGTTTGCAGTACTCCATCAGCAAGTCCTGGACGTCGGCCTTACCCTCGACCCGGGCCTGTACCACTTGATCAAGCGTCCCCTCGGCTTGTATCTGGTACACGAACACGGGGCGCGGGTGCCCAGCTTGGTGCTGCCGGATTGGGCCTATACGCTCGATTATCTGGGCGTAGTGCTCGTAGTTCCACGTCAGTGAGAAGAACGCCAGGTGATGGCCGCCGTCCTGCAAGTTGAGACCGTGACCGGCAGACGCAGGGTGCACCAGCAGCATCTCGATTTCGCCACGGTTCCACGCCTCTATTTGCTTGTTACCCTTCACCCCCTTGGCCAGCGCAACAGCGCTCGGGAACTTCTTGAGGATGCGGGCGAGGTCGTGTTTGTACTGGTACGCCACAAGCAGCGGAGCCCCTGACAGCTCATCGACAATCGACTCCAGCGCGTCCAGCTTCGCATTGTGCACCAGTTGCCACTCGGTGCTAGGCTCGCCGTCCTCGTCGGTGATGTAGACCGCACCACCGGCAATCTGGAGGCACTTGGCCGTCTTGGCCGCCGCGTTGGCCGCTTCCACCTCCCCCGCCTCCAGCTCGGCGAACAGCTCCTTTTCCATCTGGTCGTACACCTTGCGGGCCTTGGCGGGGAGTGGAACGACCACTGGCACTATCACCGGCTTGTCGCACCCGAAATACTCGGCAGCGTCAACCGTCAGCGAGATGTCGGCGATTTTGGCGTGTATCTCTGTGTCCGCCCCCGAGCGCGGCTTGTACGTCCGTGCGGCATGGTGAGAGCCTTCCTGTACGCCTACAAACCAGCGGTCGGTGAACGACTGGTACGAGAGGCCCAGGCGCTGGCCTGCATCAAGGAACCAGCACTGACCCCACAAGTCCTTGAGCCCGTTCGGTGCCGGAGTGCCAGTGAGGTTAATGAAGCGCTTCACGTTCTTATGCGCCACTGTGCCGAGCGCCTTGGCTCGCTTGCTGCCGCCTGAGCCTCCGGCTTTGCCCTCCTTGTTCAGCTTGCCGCGGAACGATTTGAGCTTGGTTGACTCGTCGGCAACGATGACAGTGAACGGCCAGCGGTCGCCCCAGAACTCAACGAGCCAGTCGATTACGTCGTAATTGCAGCACACGACGTTGGCGTCGTCGTTGAGCATGACATCCTCCCGGTATTGGCGGCTGCCGGTTGCATCGACGACGCGCAGGGCGGGGAATTGCCACTTCTCTTGTTCGGCAGGCCAAGTGCCGGAGGCTACTCGCAGCGGGGCGAGGATAAGCACCCGGTCGCCGGTCTCTGTCTCGGCGTCCCAGTCCTCCAGCTCGCCAGTTTGGAACAGCTTATTCAGGGCCCACATGACACTGCCAGTCTTCCCGGAGCCCATTGTGGCGAATACGTTGCAGCGGGCATGGCGCATGATGTGGGCCGTGATGAGCTTCTGATAAGGGCGACGGTTGAATTTCATTTATTGGCCTCAAATACGGCACGGGCGAAACCACGCGGAGTTAGAGAGCGTATTGTTTTGGTGCGAGCGGACTTACCCCCGAGGCGATTGTGCTGCGCAGAGTAGCCGCTAGGGACGGCAACAGGTTCGACAGGAGGCATAATGAAGCCGCCACCAACCCACAAGCACGTTTTCTTCGGGTATGCGTCGCGCGGTTTGATTATTTCAGGGAAAAACGGGTGTCGGTCGTTCTCAGGCAACAACCCGCCAAACTCATACGGATGGAACGTGTAGTCAGGGCGTCTCCACATAGTCGCCAAAACACTCACTGGATTCTCTATCATGTATGGCACACCAAAAACATCCGCCAACCGCTGCGCGACACGACAGGTTTCAACCGCCTTTACTTGGAAATAGGGGTTTAATTTCCTTTTTCGCTCGAAATGCGCTGCACCGCTAACGGCTAAATCCGTGCAGGGAGGGAAGGCGAATACTATATCCGGGCGACTCCCGAACGCGCCAGCAACCGCCGCAGCTATAAACCCATCATCAAGCCAAGCGTTAACGTAATGGATGTTCCTGTGCGACACCTTCGCCCCAGCGACGGCGTAATCGCCGTGGTCAGCGTCGTCTGCGTTGAAGCAGTACACCGTATGCCCGGCCTCGGCCCAAGGTAGCCCCATAATGCCGCTGCCGTCGAATAGTGACCAAACGATCATGCCGCAGCCCTCCGGCTTAACAACCAGCGCCACCGCTCGGCCAGATGCGGCAGCATGTCATTGCGCGACCGGTTCTGAGCCTCGCGCTCTTTGATTTCTGTAACCAGCACACGGCAGCGACGGCGATTAGACTCCTGGAACACCTGGCGCTTAGCGACAATCCGGTCTGATTCGTGGATTTTATTAAGCACCGCGCTGATGTTGTCCGGGGTTGTCTCGCCGCGACTGAACCGGAAACCCAAATCCCACATATCGCGGGCGGTCAGATACCGGCCTTGGGCCAAGGCGAACTCGGCGATTTCCATTGATTTGTTGATTTTCATGACGGGAAAAGCTCCTGTATCAAAGCGTCTACCTGCTCCTTGCTGCCGATGGTGCGGACGTCAGCGCCACGCTTGCGCATCCTGCGGTGTTCCCGCTCTTGATGCGGGTCCGGTGGCGCGTCTTCGTCTTTTTTGAACTCCAAGAACAGCACCCCCGCGCCGAGTATCACAGCCGTTTTAACAGCAGGCCGGTGGAAGGCCACGTGCTCGCGCTCAGGCACCAACACCAGATAGTCGGCGGCCCCTCGCCGCCCTTCGTATGAGACCTTGCGCACCAAGCAGCCGTGTTTCTTGAGCTGCTTCGCGCCGTAGGCTTGGACTTCGCCTTCGGGGGTCTTAGCCATTGTTCTGCTCCTTCTCAGTGAGGATAAGCTCGCCGGTGAACGACCATTCAACGTCGTAACCGTCTCGCTCGGCCTGCTCCATCTGCGCCTGCACGATTTCTCTCATCATGTGCTGCGCCGCGTATTCTTGACGGGCCATGTTATCGATACTGATTTTTACGGGTTTCATATCTCTGTCCTCTTGTTAGGTGCTGGCCTAATCCTAGCACCAGCACCTAGATAATACAATACTATATTATCACTTTGCGTAACGCATGAGCTCTTGCCCCTCGGCGGCCAGCGGGAACCCCTCAGCCCAAGCCGGCAACACGCACATAAGACGCTCAAGCTCGGCTGCGCTGTACTGCGGCTCGTCCGGTACGTCGGTAACGATCTCATCGTGGACGTGCAGCACGATAGGCCAGCCCGCCCGTTCCACTCCGACAAGGGCGAAGGCCAGCATGTCGCGGCACAGCGCCTGGGTGACGTTTTCAGCGAGTTTGCCGCCGTATGTGTATATCTTCTGCCACTGCCGTGTGGTCTGGTTCTGGCCCATGTAGCGGACGCGCTCGCGGTACTCTGG